TATTACTGCGGCTATGACCACCCCACTCAGAAACATACCAGGATATGGGGCAATTTCCCGCCGTCGTTGAGATGGAAGACCACTTGTAGCCATCACACCCACGCCGAAGGAGTGCAAACCACTCAGACAAATGCCCGAACCCGGGCTGAAATCCCGGTTTTACTTTGTAGGTCTGTCTGTGCATCTTGCATCATTGGTCAAATCTCAGGCTGGCCCCAGCGCGAGAGCTTGGAGGATTTCTAATGAGGTTTTTCTGTAAATTCTGCGGGATTCATTGGGAGTTAACCGAGTTTGATGAAATACAGCTGATTCAAGCGACTCAATGCTATATCACCGTCAAAGGGGTCACTCACTCCTTGAAGGCCGTCAGATTGCCCGGAAATGGTGAAGAAACATGACTCGCAAGACAGCTCAGAACATAACGACCGTATCACTCCTTGAGACTTGGGAAATCAAACAGAACATGCTCCCGCTTTGTTCGCAACTGCTTGAGGGAGTGGGCGCGGTATGAGCAAGACGTGATCTGTCTGAAGGAGACTACAACCCGCGAGCTATTGTGTTTCCCGAGGGACGCCAGGTTGTGCTTAGCTTGTTGGCCCGAAGGCCCGCCGCCGAGTTGGTCTTGGAACGATTACAGCGGAGTTGTCGATGAGGGCGACTATCAATTGCATGACCAAGACACGCCCCACAGATCGGACGACGAATGGATTCTTTCGGAAGCTCGGGAAATGTCCGCATTAAATTCAGATAATTGGACGGTTCAAAATTTAGCTTGGACCGGCCGTCCATCCAGGACACATCAACCTCCTAAAGTAAAACCGGGAATTTGGGCAAGAATCAAGGCTTTACTTTCAAGGTGAATTCAAAGAATCGAGAAATGAGCTTCCCAGGTGGGGGTAAACGTTCACGGTTCGTAGCCTGCGCCCCAATCGAATAAATCAACGCCCGTCTTCCGCTCTAGCCAATCAATGGTGCGATAAGCTGGGCCAAGTGGACCGGGTGCATAGAAGACGCCGAAGTCACGCACTTGACCAGCTCGCTCGACCCCCGCTTCAACTCTCGCCTCTTGACGCTGCGCCCATGTCGTCCCTTGCTCGATGGCTTGGTCTAGCTGCGTCTTGAAATCGGCTAGAAGGTTGATTCCCTCGTCGAGAACGGGGGGGATATAGGTAAAGCCCAGGTAAGCCCCCGCAGCTCCTAGAATCAAGAGCATGGTTGTATTGTCGTTGATGAGAGCTACGAGGGGCTCGGACACTTTGTTGATCTGATAAGCCATAGCCAGATCGCGTATGATTTGGGAAGTGCCTTAGGACACATTCAAGGTTTCACCAAGTCCATCCCTAGTAATAGGACCGTGAAAAAGTTAGCTGAGGCGTCGTAGGGCCAACATATCACTTGATGAAAGGGGGGGATAATCCAATGCGCTCCAACGAAAGCCTTCGTCGGTTCATCGAGATAGACATTTCCCGGGGCTTCGGGAGAGTGACTCCCGCCCGCCAGGGCTCCGGCCAGAAGTTGAACGCCTTGACCATCGCCGGCAATAGTCGTCGTGCCGTTAGCGAGAAAATCCGGCGGGACGATAGCCAATGCGTAATACTCGTTGGCGTCACCGCCGCGATATTGTCCGGAAATAATCTCAACGGGATTGTCTCCGGCTTGAAAAACCGGCCATGCCTTATCGCTATCGCTCCCCCCCGTAGGGATTCCCCCCTAGGGATTCCCCCCTTAGCTAAGCGGACTTGCCCGTAGCAGTAATACATCAGCGCAACCCCGTGCCTGATTTCAGAGCTCTAAGGATTGCCTCGTATCGCTTTTGAGTAATCAATTCAAAGTCAGCCAGGACACGCGCTGACTTCTTGATGCTCGCCTTTTCTCCCATGTTAGCGCGGCGAACCCTACCCTTCGCTGCTTTGCTTGCCTTAGCCATTCAATCACCTTCATGCGTCAGTCGATACCAACGCGCGGGTGTTTAAGGCAATCCGAACGAGGCACGGTTCATACTTGCCCGTATCAACTGCCGGGTCATTCGGCGTCACGCTAGCAATCGGAGTCCCGGACCCATTCACGAAATAGACCGGGCTTGAGAAATTCGCGGCGTTGTTTCCCCCCATACAGAAGGCATGAGTCACGGTTCTATTTTGGAGTGTCTGTCCGATTGACAAGCCCGTCAAGATTGAGACTAGCTCATGGCCGCTTGTTGCAGCTCCCGATGGCGTCACGGTGAACACATGGTATTCGCCTGAGCTGCAAGCGACACTAAGAGATATGTCGCGTGAGGCCGCAGCCGTAGCCATCGTCATGCATTGGTCGCCACTTACGAGCTGTTTGGGGTAGGGTAGGGCAGCGGGTAGGCCAGCACCCCCATTGAGGCCTGAGACGGGTAGAGCGAGCTTTATTTTACCGGCTGACTTGATTACTGAATAGCATGTGTCATTTTCTGCGGAAATTCCCGCTGAGACGACAACATGATTTCCCAAAGTTTGAGTAATAAACGTCCCTGCGGTTTGAGCTGAGCCAACGTAATTTTCGTCGGTGAAAATTTCTTCTTCTGTATCTTCTAAAATATCTGTGCGAGCTAGGGGGCAGATCGCGCCCCCCCTCATTACGAGCTGTCCAAAGGCATCTACATCAGCCATTTTACATCCTTACTCCGGCACCAAGCACAGGCTTGACTAGATCTCTTGTAATCATACTCAATGGTTTTCTCAAGAGGCGGCGTCCTACTCTAAATGCGACACTTGTGCTGAAACCAGCTATCGCCATCGGGATTATGTTTGAAGTGAAGTTAGAAGTCATGGTGTCTATCGCTAGAGTCGGTTGCGTCATGAAATCCCCGAGGGATATTTGACCCTGTCCTTGAAGCGTCATTGAAGAAACGCCAAGTCCCGCATCATAAACTGAATTCATACCGAGGTTCGTTTCGCCGGTCACGAAATCCCAAATGCCGCCGCCCGTAATTCCCACAGAAAGGATCTGTCCGTAGGCGAGAGCTTCCAGGCCGTTTAGAATACTGAAAGTTTTCTTCCTGCGTCGTGTTGATTTCTTTCGTCGGGCCATGATATTCAAAGTAAAGCGGGCGAAAACTCGCTAATAACCGTTTTTACTTTTCAATCCTGGGATTTCTCAAATTTTCCTGACTCAGATCGTAGCAGGTCAGCGCCTCCCTGCTGGGTTCGCTGGGTTAGCATTGACGCGATAGCTTGCTGAATAGGATTGGGGGGTTCAAACCCGCCGAGTCCGTCTTGAACAAGATTTTGTATGGTCGCAGCCAATTTGTGATCTAAATCTTCCATCGAATCCTCAATAGCTCTCCGAATTTCAATCAACCCCCTCAAGACCGCCAAAATACACACTAAACAGACAATTCCCACGACTAGGCTCCAATCCATACCCCCAACCGACCCAACCCGGCCCTAAAAGCTTCGTTTTAGCTCTCTAGTAGTAGTATAGGTATAGGTAATCCTATAATATATATATAACAAGAGGTGAGTTATGGAAGTATTATAAGTAAAGCACATTGAGGCTTGTTCATGACGCACCGAGCCGCCATGTTGTATCAAGAAGCCAAGATGTTGAAGCACGGGGGGCCGTGCGGACCGATTGCCCTCTCTATCCTCACCGACCAATCATATATCGCGTCGGCCGAGCTATGCGCGGAGAAGGGTTCGCCCCAGGAGGGAAAGGGCGGAGTGTTCGCTCAACAAATCCTTACCATTCTGCACGAGCTGGGATATGCGGTCAGCGACATTACCGACGAGGCTCGAGATCTGGGCGCTAAGACGATTCAATCAATGGGATGGGTTCTCAAGAAGGACTTCAACGCTCCCGGCGAGAAGCTCTTGATTCAGACTCGCAACCACTTCGCGGCCGTGAAGGATGGCGTCATTCACGATTGGTCATCCGGCCGCAAGATGCACATCGTCAGACTCTATCGAATAGAGGTATCAGAATGAGTGATGAAAAAGTAAAACCCACAATTGAGGACAGAATAAACGAAATACGTGAGAATTCGGAGCTAGTCGAAGTTGATTTATCCGCGCCTTTCGGAGAGCTTCCAATGATAGACGGTGAAGAAGCCGTTGCCCTATGCCCCGAGTGCAACGCGCTGATATGGATTGCCGACCCAGGAGGATTAGGTCAACTTTACTTGATGCGGATCTGCGAGATTGACGCTGATGAATGCGTGACTTGCTCTCGAGCTCGGGAAGCGGTTCAAGACCCGGACATTCCGGGGGTTTTACGGGAGATGATGGGCGATGAATAACGAAGTCCCGATATTCTTAGAGTTGTTTTCAGGCACGATGACGATGAGCAAGACCGCAAAGGAATTTGGCTTTCGCGTCTTCTCAATAGACATTGATGAACAGCTCGAGCCGTCACTTTGCGCGGATATACTAGAGCTAACGGCCGAACAGATCGTTGAACATTGTGGCGGGAAGCCCGCCGTGATATGGGCGTCTCCCGATTGCACACAATGGAGCTTCGCAAGAGGGGCTAAGAACGAATTTTCAAAGGCCGCGAAATTGAAGGGCAAGCCACTATCGGAAGACGCAATTCACGCCCGAAATTTAATCATCAAGACGCTCTCCTTGATTGAAGAATTGGACCCGCATTATTTCTTCGTTGAGAACCCCTTTCACGGAGCTCTCAAGCATCAACAAGAAGTGCGGAGCCTTCCCTTCGTTGATGTGTATTACTGCGGCTATGACCACCCCACTCAGAAACATACCAGGATATGGGGCAATTTCCCGCCGTCGTTGAGATGGAAGACCACTTGTAGCCATCACACCCACGCCGAAGGAGTGCAAACCACTCAGACAAATGCCCGAACCCGG